AGTGTCATTTTTTAAAAAAGAAATAAACTTTTCAAGAAGACCTATTTTGGACTCTTCCATTTGTTTCTCCTGTTTTTGATTATCTTTTTTCTCTATATTTTCTGCTTTTACAGTAGGTGAGTTTATTAAAAGCTTACCATTCTCTAATTTAATCATTGGATTTGAACTAATGTTATACTGCTCTTCAATATCTTTTCTAACATCATCAATTTCAACATCATCTGATTTAACAATATCAAATCCTGTTAGCTTATTAGCAGGTTTCCCAACATTACTAACCTCATCAACTTCTGATATTTTAAGCCTACTTAATATATGTTTTTCTTTATTCATCTGTTTTAGTCTCTTTGAATTTACTTGTTTGTTTATTTATAGGTTGTCTAAAGCCTTTACCACCAAAAGAATAACCCAAGATGTCTCCATCTTTAACTTTCTCAAATATTTCATTTGAGACAATAAAAGCTACTTTCCATACACATTTTTCATATTCGTCACCAAAGGCAGTAAACTTATCGAAAACACAATGTGATTCAATTAAATAACCATTACCATCCGAGAAATTAGTATGATTTAAACCAACATGATGTCTTGCACTCTTTATGTATTCCATTAAATCAAACTCTTCACCACTCAATAAAGATTTAATAATGTTATTTAAGCTCAATATCTTGTCATTAATGTTTTTCATGTATAGTGATTGCATTTCTTCAATATCTTCTGCCATCACCAAATCACCATGTGCATCACCTAGTTTTGAATTACAATTTTTACAATACCCGTCTGAACTTTCAGTTATGTATTGTGGGGCGTTACAATCCAAACAAACAGTAAAATATAATCCTGTACTTTTACAAACATATAAATTTGACTCATATACTGTTGCTTTTATGAAGTTCTTTTCTGTCTTCTTGTTTAAGATTTCAAATTCACTTTTATCTATTTTTTTCATCTGTCTAGCTCTTGATATACCAGATGCAATAGCCTTGCCTTCTTCATCTGGATTCTCATTAATCATTGCATTTGCTACAGAAATAAAAACATCTATTTGTTCACTTGACCAGTTTTCTTCTTCAATAATTGATACAACATTTTGTGGTAGTTTAGAGCGTGTATAAGGCATAATGACTCCTAGGCTAGTGTTACACCAAACTCTTTTAAAACAGTCCATTTAGTTGCATTGGTTGCAATAACTGTTAATGCTTCACCGACTGCATCAAAAGTTGCAGTAGTAGCTGCTGTACCACCTTGAACATTGGTAAGAGCTAAAGTTACATCTCCACCATCTACAGTCATTTCAATAACTTTTACTCTGCCAACATTTTCAGCTCCAGGTGCGGCTAAAGTAATTGCTCCTGCTCCACCAGTAGTATTGTCAATATAAGTGATACCAACTGATACATCTGCTGCGTCACCAGAATCAATTGTTTCTTGTTGTGCTGTAACATCTAAAGTGTTTATTTCTGCTGCTGTAGCAGTTACACCATCAAGGATGTTCAGTTCAGCAGTAGTAGCAGTAATACCATCAAGAGTGCTTATTTCTGCTGCTGTAACACTTCTAAGTTTTTTTCCATTTTCATATTGATGTCCCATCAATTCTCCCCTTTGTTTTCTTCGTTTTTGCTATTTGCTAAAGAATCATAATCATCTATTGTTTCAATATCTAAATTATCAACATATTGAACATCTTTTCTTTGTTGAGCTAAATCCCATTCTTCTTGTGTCATTGGGTCAATAGCTCCTCCACCATATACTTCTATCAGGCTATTAACTAAGTTTCTTGTTGGTGGTAATAATCCTGTTTTACCAGCACTTTGAACTAATAAGCTTAAATTCACAAGATTCAGTTTTGATAAGTTAGTATGTACTATTTCTGGCATATATTCTTTTGGAAAACCATTTAATTCCCAAAGCATTGGAATTAGTTTTTTATTTAATTCATCTTTTATAGTATTTAGAATAGTTGCAATAAATTCAGTGAATATGCTTATTTTTAAATTACCAAGTGAGCCACTTATGCTAGCAGCTTTTCCACTTATAAATAAGTCTGACAATAAGCTGATTACTATCTCATTATCACACCTATCTAACATTTTTTCTATTTCTTCGGATTGAGTATTACCAGTATTTTCAATTTCAATATCTAATAATCTTTTACCACTCGATGGGTCTATAATATTTGGCAATAATACAGAAGCATCCTCCCCGCTAGTCAGATGCTCTAAATCTGTCTTCATCTTGCCTACTACAGAATGAGAAGGATGATTAGAATCAGCCCATTGTATCGGATAATATCCCTTAGGTATTCCTCCCGATAAGCCTCTTTCAGCATTTATCAGCTGAATAAGTCTCAATTTCTTTTTCATATAATAACTTTGGGCTGCATTTCTATATGCTGACTTGCCCCAAGGATTATTATTATATGGCTTAAACACAAAATGTAAAATTCTTGAATATGGTATTTCAACACTTTGTGAATAAGAATCTGGGTCGTTCTGTTTTACAGCACTTATTCTGCCCCAGTTATCATATATGAAGTCATCTATAGTTCTTTGATGTCTGGGTGATATTTTTCTTATACCAATTAAGCCATCTTCATATTTAGAGTTCTTTTTTGGATTATCTGGATTATGTCCTAATCTCTTTTTAAAAAGCATCTCGGATATTTGAAATCCATATTTTGGATACGTAAGAAAGCTTTTCATTGTTTTAGCCAGGGATATTTCCATATCCTCTAAGCACTGCTCTAAAAACTCTTTATAATATAACGCATCTTCTGAATCATCAGATGCTTTAACATTAAACTCTTCTGCATTAACAAAGCTTTCCATTAGGTTAGAAAAAGCTCCCACAAAAGCATCATTGTTATCCATTTCTTCAATTAATGAATAACTTCCCCATTTATTTATAATTCTATCGAAATCGTCTCTTAAATCAGCTCTTGAACCAGTAAATCCTCTGACATTCTCATATTTTACATCATAACCAACAGAGTTCTTTAGTCTTTCAGCTTGTTTTTCAACATCATGAACTTCTTGCTGTTTTATTTTTCTTCTTTTAGCCATTTTACACCATTTTATTATTTAGGTCTTTTTATAGATATTAATGCAGATGGATTAACGTATAAACTATCTAATGGGTCATATTCAACTTCTGCTCTGCACATCAATAAACTATCAAGTCTGTTTGGCGATTTATCTCCACCAAGTCTAGCCCTTACTTCATCTTTTTTACAAACTACAATTTGCTGCTTGTGATTTCTACCATATGTTATAGCTTTCATTTCCCTAATAAGCTCTTTATCAGGAGGAAGCAACAAAGGTGGTTTATCAGATTTTATATTTGGATTAAGCTCATTCTTTATGTTACAATATAATTCATCACGCTTAACATGATATAGTTTTTTTAATTCTTCTGTTTTTTGTTTTAGATAATAATTATTTGTTTTTGGAAAACCAACACCACTTGATACATCAACAGGTATTGCATTTATCCCATCCTCTTTCATTAATCTTGATAATTCAAGACCACTATTTTGATATTCTATTTTAACAACATGTGCACCATATAATGTCCATAAATATTTTGTTTTATCAAGAATACCTCTAGTGTCAAGATTTTCCTCAATAACTTCAAGAATCTTATTACCATTTGATACTGTAAATGCTGTTAAATCCTTGCCCTCAATACCTTTTGCAGTATCAAGACCAATACATATTTCACCTTTTACCCACAGTGAATCATCGTTATAATTTATTACTGATTGTTGAATCCATTCGTCTGGATATAATGAGTTTGATGATGATGATGGAAATTCTCCTAAAACACGTGTTCTAAACTCATATGAATCAATATTTCTACCATCCTCAACAAGGATATCATAAACACTTATTGGATTCTGTAGTCCAGTAAAAGGCTTAAAGCTTTCTTTTACATCATCTTCCCATTTACCAATGGTTCCAAGCTTTTTTGCTTTCTTATAGTCAGTGCCAGCAAATCTATCTAACTTGTTCCTCCAATTGCCTGGGTCGCTAAGCGGTTTAAAGTAGTCTTCAAGCTTAATGCCTGTTCTTAGAAAGTTTGGAGTATCAAATGCAGATATTGTTATTTTATGATAAGTTGAATCGTCTTTAAAGCAGTCATAGAAATATCCAGTATTTCCTTTTTCTAAGGTCGGATTACCAATAGCTAATATTTTAGTTTTTCCAGATTGCCAAATACCCTTAAATGCCGAAAACACTTGGCTATTAATACCTTGTGCTTCATCAAATATTGTCAAAACTCTTTCAGCGTGTCTTCCAGATATGGCATTTGCTTTATCTGTGGATATACCAGTTATAAAAGAATTATCATTATAATGGTACATAATCCTGTTGACATCTTCAGATGGCTCCTTAGGAAACATCTTGTAACCAGGCTGATTAAAAAGCTCAGCAAGTCTTTTATTGGCTTTCTTTAAGTTACTCTTAACGTGTGCGAATATACCATCTCTAATTTGAGCAAATACTGGAGCTGATATAACCACTATAGTGCTAACGCCAGATGTTATTCCCATCAGGAAGTAGTATGGAACATAGCCACCCATTAAATGGGTCTTTCCAGAACTATTACTTGACTTTACTGCTATTTTGTTATTATTTTCAAGTGCATCTAGTATTTCTATCTGGTTAGGTGTGAGCTCCATGTCTAAAACATCTTTGAAAAACGTCTTGGGGTATTTTCTCCACTTTTCTTCATATTCTATTTTCTTAGATAAATTGTTGTTTGCCATGATATAATTTAAAACTTAATAAAAAAAATAAACTTTATCTATCACCAGTCAACAAAGTTTAAGAATTGTTCTGTTTGTTAAAAAATATAACATGGTGAAACAATTTTTTAGAATTTAAAATCGGAGGATTTAAGAAATGATTTTTCACATCCCTCTATAATATATTATACGACACAAACATGAAAATTACAACTTTTCTAGTTAAAGTGTTACAAATCTTAATATTTAAAAACAGGTTATTAACTAATCGTAACAAGTAATAGATACCTATTTTACATGTAAAGAAATGTAACAGTTTATGATATATGGTTGTAATTTTCTTTTTTTAATCGTATAATATATTATAGGGAAGCATGATAAATCAACATGATATAATAACATGTAATATAACATGATATAATAACATGATAAATCAACATGATATAATA